AACTGAAAGAATGAGCTCCCCAGGAAAACTTACTTTTAATGTTATAGCCGATAGCATTTTAAATATAGAAGAAGGTAATGCAGTTAGGCTAAAAATTAATGAAACTAATGTATTTTATGGGTTTGTGTTTACCATGTCTAGGAATAAAGATAACACATTGAAGATAACAGCATATGATCAGCTTAGATATTTGAAGAATAAAGATACAATAACATATAAAAATAAAACAGCTACAGAATTAATAAAGATGATAGCTACAGATTTTAATTTAAATTTAGGAACTATAGATGAGACCGAATATGTATTTAATATAAGAACAGAAGATGATTCAGAATTATTTACAATAATAGAAAATGCGTTAGCAGAAACTACACGTCAAGAAAGCAAAATATTTGTACTATATGATGACTTTGGTAAACTTACTCTAAAAAACATTGAAAATATGAAACTACCTTTACTATATGATAATGATACGGCTGAGGATTTTGATTACATGTCTAGTATAGATAGTAACACTTACAATAAAATCAAGCTGACTTATGATAATGAAAATACAGGGAAGAGAGATGTTTATATTGCACAAGATACATCAAATATAAATAAATGGGGAGTGCTTCAATTTAAAGGTACTGAAAAAGCTAATGAATCAATTAAAACAAAAGATACTGAGGGTGATTCTAAGACAACTACTACAAAAGTATTGACAATAGATTTAAAAGCTAAGGCAGATGCTCTTTTGGGTTTTTATAATAAGAAAACTAAATCTTTAAGTTTGAAAAATGCGCTAGGTGATTTACGCATAAGAGCTGGCACAAGTATACTTGTTAAATTAGATCTAGCAGATACCAATGTAAGGCGTTATATGACGGTAGAAAAGGCAAAACATACTTTTAAAAATGGTGAACATCTAATGGATTTGACTTTGAGAGGAGGTGCTTTCAATGTTTAGTGCTAAAGATATATTATTAATGCTAAAACAAGCTTCACGAGATACTTACTATACAATGAAACCCACTGAAATTAGTTATGGTACAGTAGAGAGTATTTTACCATTAATAATAAGAATAGATCAAAAATTAGTGCTTGAAGATATGCAATTAATATTAACAAGGAATGTAACTGACTATGAATTAAGCATGACAGTTAATCATAATACAGAGAGTGCAGAAGGGCATACACATGGTTATACTGGTACAAAAACATTCACAGTAAACAATGCCCTACAACAAGGCGAAAAGGTTATTCTATTTAGGGTACAAGGTGGTCAAAAATATTTGGTACTTGATAGGGTGGTGTAATATGCTTCCAGAAATAGATTCAAATTTAGAATTTCAAACTCAGGTACAACCTAGCAAGACATTTAAATTAAATACAGATAAGAATGTAATTAATAGATATGTAGATGAACTAGAAGCTTTAAAGCAAACTATCTATTTAATATTAAGTATAGAGAGATATGAGAATCTGATATATTCATGGAATTATGGCATGGAATCTAAAGATCTAATAGGAGAAGATTATTCATATGTATGTAGTGAATTAAAAAGAAGAATAGCTGAAGCTTTAACCCAAGATGATAGGATCAACTCAGTTGATTCTTTTTTATTTGAGAAAAATAAGAATCAAGTTCATGCTACTTTTACAGTTCATAGTATTTTGGGAGATATAGAGGCAGAAAAGGGGGTTGATATATAAATGTATGAAAATATCACTTATGAAATGATTTTAAACAGAATGCTTGCCGGAATAGATGCTCCTATAGATAAAAGAGAAGGTAGCATAATATATAATGCATTGGCTCCTGCAGCAGTGGAATTACAAAGTATGTATATTGAGTTTGATGTAATTTTAAATGAAACTTATGCAGATACAGCAAGCAGAACATATTTAATTAAGAGGTCGGCAGAAAGAGGGATTACTCCGGATCAAGCAACTTATGCAATCCTTAAAGGAGAATTTAATATTGATGTTGCTATAGGTGCTAGATTTTCTCTAGATAATCTCAATTATGTAGTAACTGAAAAGATAAATACAGGAATATATGAACTGCAATGCGAAACTGTTGGAACGGTAGGTAATAGCAATTTTGGGACATTAAGACCTATTGAATATATTCAAGGTCTTACAAGTTGCGAATTAACAGAGTTATTGATACCTGGTGAAAATGAAGAAGAAACAGAGGCCCTACGAGCCAAATATTATAATAGTTTAAGTTCTCAGGCATTTGGTGGGAATAAAGCTGATTATATTGAAGAAGTAAACAAAATAAGTGGAATTGGTGGAACTAAAGTTTATCCAGTATGGAATGGTGGTGGCACAGTAAAACTTGTAACAATTAATAGTGAATTTGGAATACCTAGTACAACATTAGTTAATGAAGTACAAGAGACTATGGATCCAGTAGCAAATCAAGGTAAGGGATTAGGTATTGCACCTATAGGTCATGTGGTAACTGTTGAAGGAGTTACTAATCAAATAATAAGTATATCTACAGCAATTACTTATCAAGCAGGGTGGAGCTTTGCAGATAGCAAAGCCTATATTGAAGCTGCTATTGATGCTTACTTTTTAGAGCTTAATAAAACATGGGCTGAAAATGATAATTTGATAGTCAGAATAAGTCAAATTGAAACAAGATTATTAAATGTTGCAGGTGTTTTAGATATTGCAAACACTACCTTAAATGGAGTTGCTGAGAATTTTCTCGTTAATGCAAATAAAATTGTAGTAAGGGGTGCTGTAGTTGGCTAGAGTAGTTGATACAATAAATTATATACCACCTATTCTAAAAGAATATAAAGAACTTATTGCAATTGCTAACACAGAAAATCCAGAACTTAATCTGTTGTGGCAATCTCTTGAGGATATATTAAATGATCAGTTTATAAATGATGCTACTGAAAATGGGGTTAAAAGGTGGGAAAAAATTCTGACTATAATTCCTAAAGGTACTGATACATTAGATTTTAGAAAATTTAGGGTATTATCTAGGTTAAATGAAAAACTACCATACACATATCGAGTTCTGGAGCAACAGTTAATAACCTTATGCGGTGAAGATGGTTATTATTTAGAACTTAAAAATAATGAGTATACATTGATAGTTAAAATAGATCTTACAGCAAGATCAAAGTTTAATGATGTTGGTAATCTATTAGACCGAATTGTACCTTCTAATATGATTATTGATTTAACATTACTTTATAATCAAAACTCAACTCTAGCTAATTTCACGCACGCACAATTAAGTGCATATACCCAAGATCAATTAAGAAATGAGGTGTTATCATAATGTCAACTCCAACAACAAATTATGGATTTACTAAGCCTACTACAGACGAATTCTATGATATAGCAGTACAGAATGGTAACTGGGATAAAGCAGATACAAAATTAAAATCAATTGATACTGAAATTACTAATGCAAGAAATGGAGAAGTAAGTTTAGATGCTAGGCTAGATAAAGTTGATACGTCATTGTCAGACATGATGTACCAAACAGCAGGAGGAACAGCCACGGCTTTAACATTGACTATTAAAGGAACATTAGTGACTGGATACCCAATAACACTTATCGCAAGTGCGAATAATGGGGGAGTTGCAACAACTATAAATGGTAAGAAGGCATATAAACCAGCGACAACAAATGCTCCAACGCTCATAGCAGGAAAAGCATATACGTTTTGGTATAACTCTACTGGAGATAGTGGTAATGGTTGTTTTTTTATCAAAGCTAGTGCGGAAGGAACTGCACTAGCGAAAGATGTTAGAACAAATACAACATTTAGTAATGATAATGATACGGGTATACCAGGAGGACTTGATTTATCTTTATTAGTAACTGGTAATATAAGAGCAGGTGTTACTATAGATGGAATTGCAGGTAAGACAAGTGTTGTGGATACTGTAACAGGAGATGCAACCAATATACAAATATTAGCTGGTAAGAAAGCATTTGTTAATGGTGCACTAATAACTGGTACAGCAGTAAACAAAGCTGCAGCTACAATAAATCCATCAACTAGTGCACAAACTATTGCAGCAAATACACTCTGTACAGGTATTCAAACTATAGCTGCAACAGCAGGTACGGCAAATCCTGCCGATGTAGTTGCTGGAAAGACCTTTAATTCCGCCAGTGGCATTGGACAGACTGGAACTTGTGTAAATGCCCCGTTATCACCTGGAAGTGCTACTGTATTAATTAATAATGACAATTCTGGAATGAGCAATAACGGTTCAGCTACGCCCGTAAGAGTATCAAAAAACTACCAAATAAATGGACTTGGAGGAGTAATTAGGGTTTCGTTTGGTTTGACAGTAAATACTACTAATGATCATACTGCATACGGTCAGATTTATGTGAATGGAGTTGCAAGAGGAACGCTACGTTCTACTACTTCTTATAATTCTTATGTAACTTTTGTTGAAGACATAGACATAAATGCAGGAGATATAATTACGTTTTGGGGATATGCCAGTGCAAGTGGAAAAAATATGTCTATTGGCAATGTAACCTTGTCTATAAATAATACAATACCATCTCTATCTATATCAGCATAGGAGGTGTAACTTATGGAAAATAAATTTGAGTATAAAACAATAGAAGAAAGAGTGTTGATTATAGCATCAAATACTAGTTTGTTTTTAATTAGAGAAGAAAATATTACAGATGGTAACTTTTTGATATTTAGCGACACACAACCTCAAGAACAATCTATACAATCAGGGGAAATGAGTATTTCCGATAGATTGTCAATAATTTCAGAATACGCAGGCATAGATAGTTCTATAGTTGATGTTTTAGAAAATACAATTATAGAGTATGAAACAAATTTAATTTTAGGAGGAATGTAAAGTGACAAAGTCAGAATTATTAACCAAAATATTAACTAACAGAATCAACTCTGAAAAAGCAAAAGGTACTACAGACTTTACCGAAATAACAAACACTATGGATATATTATTAGCAGGTGGGAGCATTACAAGTGAACAATATGGATCAATAATGGCGCTAATTAATCAAGGAACTACAGAAAGTGCAGCACAATAGGAAGATATAGAGTAGCAATTAATTAAAATAATAATCTTTGTGATTGAATAGTAATATATTTACAAAATGTGATATGATTGATTCATAAGAGTAAATAATTGTGAAGTAAATAGTATTTATACAATAAGTATATAGGAGAGGTAAATATGATACAAAAAGGGAATTTAATTGGTCAAGGAGTTACAGCAGAAGTATATAATTATGATTCAGATAAAATATTAAAATTATATAGACATGGTATGCCTCAAGATGCTTGTGAAAACGAATTTTATATTACCCAAAATGTAAAACGTTCTTTAGGGATAAGTCCAAAATGCTATGAAATTATTAACTTAGAGGGCAGAATTGGTGCAATATATGAAAAAGTAGATGGTAAGACAATGTTAAAGGAGATACTTTCTAAGGTTTGGACTATTAGTAAGCAATCTAAATTATTGGCACATTATCATTATGAAATTCAAAAGAACGTTGATTTTGAACTACCAACAGTAAAAGATAAACTTAAACGTGATATAGAATCAGTAAATGAATTGTCAGTAATTGAAAAAGAAACATTATTTGAGTATATTGATTCATTACCAGATGGAAATACTCTTTGTCATTTTGATTTTCACCCAGATAATATTATTATTAAAAATGGTAAACCAATTATTATTGACTGGATGACTGCATGTATTGGAGATGGAGTATCTGATGTTGCACGCACAAGTGTTATATTAAAATATAGTGAAGTTCCAATGAAATCAGCATTTATAAAAAAGATATTTAAAGGAATTGCAAAAAAGGTATATTATAATTATTTAAAAGAATATATAAAAATTTCTGGTGCACATATCGAAGATATACAAAAATGGGAACTACCTATTGCGGCTGCACGTCTATATGAATGGAGACCCAAGGAGGAACAAAAGCAGTTATTGAAAATTGTACATCAGTACATCAAATCAAATTAATTTGCACAACATTCTTATATCATGTATCAGGATCAATAAGTAAAATTAAATATAAAAAATTAGAATATCGTATTATTCAACGAATTTACGGTATTTTTGCTACGCCCTAGGATAAAAAGGCGAAGAATTAAATAAAAATAATAAGCATAAATTGGTACTTTTAGGAGTCTTTTTTTATGCTTATTTTTATGAAAAAATTGAACTTAGGAAGGTGAACTATGAATGAAGCAAACATAATTATTGGAATGGCCTCAGCCCTAATCGGAATTTTAGTGGGAGCCATTGGACTTAAAAGAACATTTAAAAATGATATCAAAGAAGAAAGCAATTCTCAAACAAAATTTGAAATGCAATTAAATTATATATCTAGAGGTGTTGATGATATAAAACTTGATATGAAAATGCAAGACAATAAAATTAATAGTGTTATTGAACGTGTTGCAAAAGTTGAGGAATCCGCAAAAAGTGCTCATAAAAGAATTGATGATATAGAAAAAGGAGAGATGTAGCAATGGAAAATTTATTAAAATTCATACCAGAACATCTAATGATACTTATTGTTGTAATTTATGTTGTAGGAATATTCTTAAAGCAATTAGATGGTGTTAAAGACAAATATATAACATTAATTCTAATGGTATTTGGTATTACTTTTGCAATACTACTTAGTATTATAAATGCACAGTATAAAGTTGCATTAGACGTAATTGTTAATGGAGTATTACAAGGTATCTTATGTTGGGGAGTTTCTGTAGGTATTAATCAAACTACTAAACAATTAAGTAAACAAGAATAGTTATAGAGTAGCATTTATGGTTACTCTTTTATTATATGAAAATTTTTAAAAAGGTGGTATGTAAAATGATAAAAACAATATTAACATTAATCGCAAAGGTATTAGAAAATAAATTACTCAAATCAGGAGTAGAAGAAAAATTATTAAAATACCAAAGTTATATTACATTAGGCAAAGGCATTTGGAACAAAATTGATGAAGATTTCAGAATTTCAGACACAGTAGAGAAGAAGATCACTAGCAAAGCAGATGAATTTGATAAGGCATTACTTGCTAAGTTTCCAGAATTAACTCAGGATGATGTTGCAGAATTAAGACAATCGATAGCTGGAGAAGTCAATGTAGGCAAAGAGGTAGTATTAAGTCAAGTAGATGCTCTTAAGCAATT